GGTAATAGCACTCACTTGTTGTTCGACAACTGACAACTTTGATATTTGGTCTTCGTAAGCGTTAGCAGTAGCAACATCTCCTCTTTTTACTGCTGCTTCATGAGCCTGTTCAAATCGTAATCTTCTTGTATGAATATCGTCTAAAGTCTGTTGTGCTAATTCAGCATTTTGCTTTAAGTCGTTGAAAGACATATCAAAGACTCCTGTCAACACCGCTTCTTGCCCTGCCGTACCAGATAATTCTGCTAAAATCGCAGAAGTCCTATTTAATTCATCATTAAGACCTCCTAAATTATCAAGGTCGCTATTGAAATTGTCACCAAAAATACTGTCAAATAATTCAAAACCAAGATAAGCACCTAATGTTACAAGTGCGCCTGTTATGGCAGTAAGACCACCCGTAGACATATGTAGAGCCATTCCCATACTCTTTATACCCTTAGTCATTTTGATAATAGCGGGAATTGCTTGACTTAACATCATTAAACTCATAGTATACATAGTAGCACTCATTTGTTTACTACCGTCTACAATCATAGGGAAGAGTAAAGAGAATCCCATCAAAGTCTTTTGTGTGGTTTTTAAATACATATTTCCTTCTATCATAGCAGCATGAGAAGCCTTCATGCTCTGCGTAAAGGACATTGTAGAAGCACCTGCCTTTTTCTGTGCTACTGCTAATTGCTCATCTGCCGTAATGACTTGAGTTATTGCTATTCTTTCTTGATTTAAAGTCATTATATTTTCTCTTGTTTTTGCTATTTTTTCATCAATAGCAACTGTTGTCTTTCCTTTTGATAATAACTCTGCCCTTTCTGTTTGAAGAACCATTAGACGATGCCTTGCTTCTTCTTGAAGAGATAATAAATCTGCTTGTCTGGTAGTTAATCTCTTAAGTGTCTTAGAGTCTAATTGTTCTGATAACACCACTTCATTTGCCATAGCATTTGCGTGTGCAGTAAGAGATTGGTTTATTTTTTCTTGTAGACCAAGACTTTGAAACATTGTTGTTATGCTTCTTTTGTCTATTACTTCTCTTGTGGCTTTAGTAGCAATAAGTTGCTGACTTATTTGTTTTTCAAATATAAGGTCGTTATTAGCGATTCTTTGATTTGTCATAGATTGACCTCTCAAAGCAATATTCTTCTGTAGTTGATTTCCTTGACTTCTTAAAGCACCAGAAAGTTTTCTTAATGCTTTTTCTGCTTCTCCAGCCGACTGTGCTTCCTGTAAAGCAAGGAGAGCATCTTCCTTCTTTGCTCTTATATTCCTTATTTTTTCTTCCAAAGCCCCTCTTTCTGCCTGTCTTTTTCTAACTAAAGCATTCGCAGATGATAAAACAGATTGTTGTTCTCTGTTAAGAGCAGTAGCACTTCTGAAAGTAGTCAATATACCTTTTTCATTCGCAAGATTTTCTAATGTTCTTGCGTCATACAATTTCTTGTATTCCATAGCCTCTATTCTTGTTTTATTGATTGCATCCGGTCTTGATGCTTGGTATGCTTTGAATGCAACTGTAATACCTACAACTCTAAGGGCTAATTCTGCCAGAGGTTGAATTAATTGTTGATAAGCGTTTGAGGCTGCTATTACATTACCTGCTACCTTATCCATACCGGGAATTTCAAGAACCGTTTTTGCACCCTTTAAGAATGTCTCTTGCGCTCTATATGAAGTCATATATGCTTCTGCTAAATCCTCCCCTATCGCTACCTTCATGTCATTTATCTTTGCTTCCATTTGCGTTGCTTGGAAAACGGCAGATTTTGTTTTATTTTCAAACTCTTCAATAGCGGGATAAAGTGTGTTGAAAGCATCAGTTTGCATCTGTGTTAGACGATGTTGATTTTCCATTATCTTTAGGAATTTGATATAGTGACGGGAACCAGCAATACTTACTGCTAATGCTCTTTTTTCCTCTGCCGACATAGCATTATAGGCTGGAGTTATTCTTTCTATTACATCAGTTAATTTTAATTGCGCTACTCCTTGAGCATCAAGACCCGGAATTAATTCAGCAATAGCCTTTGTTGCTTCGTTATTTGCATTTCCGAGACGCTGATAAATCATACGCAGACCTGTTCCCGCCCTGCTTACTTCTTCACCTGTTTCAAGTAGCAAAGCAGACATAGCGGCCATATCACCAATTGACTCACCTGCAATATCCGCTTGACTTGCGAATTGGTTAAGAACGAATGTAATATCTTCCATTGTAGCAACAGAAGTATTTTCAATTGTGTTAAGTTGGTTTAGGGCGTGTATTGATGCTTCTCTTACAAGATTAGCCTGTTGCTCTGCCGTTAAGTTATCATATTGGGCTTGAGTAAGACCGCCCATAAGGAATTGAGTTTGTTGTGCTAAAGCAATAAAACGATTCATACCTAATTCGGTTTCCATTTCACCGACTTGAGCCATCAATAGACCCTGTCTTGTAGCCTCAATAACTGCAAGTTGGGAACCCAATACTGCCTTTAACTGCGCCGTTCTTGCTGCAGCGGCTAAAGATTCAGCACCTGTAAATGCGAAAGCGTGACCCATTTCTTGTGCTGCTTCTGCGAATGCTCTAACTTCGCCTTCTCCGGCGTTATAGAATTTACGAACCCTTACAAATTGTTCTTCAAATTCAAAAAATGCCGCCGTAACACTATTTACGGCATCAATTATGTAAGATGTGCTTTCTGAAAAAGTGTCAGCGATACTACTTATTGTATCAAGAACAATCGCTTCTTGGACTACCATAGCGGCACGAGTATCACCAAGTAACTTCTCCGACTGTAATTGTCCTATTACATCGAAAAATACTCGTGCTGCACCTGCTTTTGCCATCTAATCACCAGCCCATTCTTTTAACATATTACCCATATCTTTTGGTTTTACTGTGGCTGAATCTGCTCTCCTTTGATTTCTTCTTGCTACTGCTTTTTTAGCATCTATCTTATTATCTTTTTCATCGTATTGTTCTTTTATTCTACTGCTAATTTCGAGTGCTATTTCTAAATCATAATCTAATTTTATCCATCCACCCTTACAATCGTATTTTTCAAACAAATCACTTGGTAAGACCCCTTTAAATGTTGAGCATAACATCGGCGCAACAGAGGTCAAGAATCCAAAGGGACCGCACCCTCTAAGTCGTCTCCTCTGACGAAGTTTAGTATGTCTCTAACTTCTTCGGAAGTAAGAGTATTAATATCAAAATTTTCTTCAATTACACATCTTGGAACCCATGCTTGAATTTGCGAATCAATACCTGCACCTGCTTCTGACAGAGCATCATTAAATTCTTCATGTTGCTCTGGAGTCCACTCTGCGGGGTTTGTTCCAAAATGTCTAAATTTTCTAAAGGTCTGGGCTTGGATTTTTTCAATAGCAAGTTTATCCATACCGGAGGCTTGTCTTACCCAAATCTTCTTTCCGTCATTCAATTCTATCTCTTTCTTTAATACAGGCACTTTTATCACTTTCCTTTACTTTTATACGAGTCATTGACTCGTTCCATTTAGCAATTATACTACTGTTGCTAATCATGGAATATCACTTCATGGTGGGCTTTCATATGCAATAGTAGCAGTAAAGTTATTCCCTACTGCTTGTTTAACTACTGATATTGAAAATATTTCTGTTCCGGCGGTAAGACTTTGTAGAAATGTTTCAATTAAACCACCTAATGTTAGGTGAGTGCCGTGTATCGTTTCTACGGCTATGTTTGCTGGGGTTGCGACAGGCACTTAACTACCCCCATCACGCATCCAAGTCAAGTGTAGATAAAGCAGAGTCTGTGCTTTCAAAAGCAACTTTTACGGTGGAAGTAGCAGTTAAATCATACAGAGCATGGAACTTTACAGTCATTGTCTGTGAATCTCTACCGCTTACTGATGTTTCTGGCATTTCATAATGTAAATTAAAGAAATCAAATCTAATAAAGTTTGTAGCACTGTCTTCAAACAAAACAGATAGCGCAGGTGTGCTACTGCCCGGATAGACTTCTGCCGCACCATTAGCAGATGTAGCACCCATCATTTCAGCGTAAGTTATAGCATCGTCAAGACCTGTGTCTCCGCTTTCTGTCATTTTGTGGAAAGTAATCGAACCGCTTACTTCACGAGTAGTCACAGGTGGCTTTCTTGCTACACTGTTTGAACCAAGAGCGTAAGTATTGTCTATATCGTGGTTATTTTTAATTTCAAAATCAATACTCTGAACCATTGAAGAAAATGCAGATGATGTTGCTGCTTCTTCAAAGTTTACATAAGTCTTTGCGAAATGCAAAGCATCTCCTGTATAAGTTGGAACATCGGTTCCTAAACTACCAGCCTCTGCGGTCTGGGTTGAACCAATAGTAGCAAATGAAATCATAGCGTATTCTCCGACAGAAGCAGATACTGACATTGATTCCATAACTTGACCCGGAAATAGTGCCTCTCCATCGTCACGACCAATGCGGAATGTGTAAGAAGGTAATTCAGTAACACTTGTAATTGCTGGTTCTGCGATTATACCTGTTGTTGGCCCTGCTGATTCAAAGACAGTAGGGTTGTCTCCAAATAGACCGTGAATACACATCATTGTGAAGTGGCAAGGTTGAAGGACTTGTGACCAACCTCCAGAGGAGGAGATTTTGCCCATAACTGCTTGTCTACTATTCCAATAATTCATGTCGCTTCTTTTGTTTACATCAAAAGTCTGACCAAAGGTTTCTGATTCAACTTCGCCTACTGCGTCTGTAGGAACCGCAGTAGCATATGTGGTTTCTTTACCAATGGCTAAATACCTATGAACATTACTTAATGCCATATATCAGACACTGTATGTTTGTCTAATAAAGACTTCTTATACTTCTCTTTGGAACATCCGAATCTTTTTCATATAAGTTAGTGTTAGAGTATGAACACAAACAACTTCATCATCATCTATCTTACTATCAAGGACTGCATCATAAGATATTAGAGAATCAATTCCATCTTCAAGTCCTGTTTTAGTATACAATTCATCAAAAACTTCTCCCATAATTGATAGACCAAGACGGTATGCGTTTTTGTAATCTGTTCCACGAGTTGTAACATAGATAATTACATTATATCTCTGGTCTGTCCTACGACCTCCCAGAACTAAAAACTCTGGGGATTCTAATTTCTGTGTAAGGACATGGATTGTGGGAGGTCTGAATCTATTTATCATGGCTTGCGAAGATAAGTCGTAACCATACAAAATACTTGATTCTGTGACATGAGTCTTGATTAAGAATCTATTGCTTGCTTTAAGAACATTAACAATATTCAGACCTGTGCGAATAAGAGAGTTAGTAGTCCAATCGGACATATCCATTTCGTCTGGGGAATAAGCACCATATGGAGTATAATATGCTACATACCAATCAACTGTTCCTGTTGTATTACCAAAAGACGCAGTCTGTGATACAGAAGATGTTGCCGTAACTTCAAGATAATGTTGTTGTGCATCGTCATCTTCTATAATTTCTCGCATATACAATCTTGCCGTTCCGTCATTCGCAAGAGTAAGTCGCAAAAGACTTGGAACTGCATCATCTTCTGCCATACTTAAATCTAAATCAGAAGAAGTAGCAGTAGTAGCACCAACTAACTTTACTTTATTATTTGAACCATTTGCTTTTACTTCTACTCTGTAAGAACCATTATCAAGAGTCATTAAAACTTCATCGTTATCTGGATTAGATACATACTTCATAGCACAGATTATAGTTAAATCGTTTTCGCTATCTGCAACTGTCTGACTCCATATCTGACCAGAACCTTCTATTCTCCAAGCGTCACCATTTACAGAACCATCTCCAGATAGACCTGTAAGACTCCAAGCGTTATTGTATTCTCCTATTGGGTTTGATGGGTCTGTACCACCTACTCTTGCAGACCAATAATGACTATTTTTTGCTATTCCCATATTACTCAACTCCAAAACCTGCTTTTAATCCAGCCGCTTCTGCAACTTGTTTACTCCATTTAGGAAAGTCTTTTCTTACAAAAGTTTCAATATAAAGTATGTAATCAAATGTTCTTGTAAATCCGGGGTGTGTGCCTGTTTTTCGCATAGCACGACTGTTATCTCTTGCGTTTCCAGAAAACTTATACCAACC